CCCCCCCTCTTCTACAACCCCAGTAAATTCTATATACCAGTAAATATTTTTTCTCCCTGTAGAAAAACACAGCCGTTGGATGCCCTTGAAACACCTTATTTTGAGCCAAAAAAAAAGGCGATAGCCACTAATTAAAGTAGCTACCGCCTTATTTATTTTATCCCTCCCTTGATTTTCTAATGAAGCCAAGATGCCTATTTACATGGAAACCCCTTCGTTGATACCATGTTCTAAGCTGAACAACATTTAAACCTTTTCTTCCCAGTCGTTGAATTTGACCAGTGATTTCAAGGTTATGTTTATCTGCCAATTTAACCAACCAATCCAAACCTTTAGAACCTAATCCAGTTCCCATGTTTAAAGATATGATTGCACTTAGTCTTATGCCTTTGAGAGTAGGATTCAATTCAAAAGTTGCCACGCTATCTAAAACATATAGATGCCCTACTTTAATTGTTTCCGATTCTAATTCTTCCCAAAAACTCATGATTAATCTCTGCAAAAGATCAGGACTGATAAACAAAAAGCTGTTCCCAATCCACTATAGAAGATCACAAAGTAATCTGCCCTAGCTATCCATTCTTGCGAAAGTAATCCCTCTCCCCAAGTAAAACCTAGGAAGAGAAATGCAATAGCACCCATTGATGCAATGATAGTTAAGAATCTATTCATGATAATTCCTCCTCATCAATAAAGAATTTGATATGAACAAATCCTCCACTCATAGATGAGATTGAATATCTATAATCGCAAGTTTCCAACCATGCAATAAAAGACTTTAGATGCTTCGTCTGAATACTAGCACTCATGATTGCACCTCCTCTTCGATGTCAGACAACCATTCATCAAAATCTTGTCTTAATCCGTCTGGCATATCATTAAGTAATATTTCCATTTTAGGATTGTCATTCCATTGAATTAATATTTGAGTTGCTACTATTGTTCTGCTCATGATTGCACCTCGTGATTCACAGTCAAAGTTATCAGATACTTTTTATCCTGAATATCTTTACATAGATTTATTACATCTAGATTTGTATAAAGACTCTCTCGCATAGCAAAAGAATCTAAAAACAAATCAGACTCATTCCTAGCAAAATAAATAGCATTGAGTATTAAACTCAATACATCCACCTCACTCATTGATTTATCTTTTGGAACACCATTAGGATATTTCAAAAAACATGAGACTAACATCCAATCAGCCTTGCTCATGATATTTGGCAAATCTCCTATAGGAGTTTTACCTTTCATATCAATCCCATATTTGCTTCCCATTTCTGAAAAGACTTTATCTCGTTCTTTATTCATAATTTACCTCCAAGTAATATTTGAATAGTTAAGTTTCTGTTTCGACCTTTTAGGTCTCATCAGGGAAAAAACACATTTTCCGACAGAAATCGCCAAAATAGGCTTCATGTACTCGCACCAGTGAACGAATCGTGGGAGGGTCAAGGGTCTTGCAACCCCTGAAACACCCCCCTCGCATATCGCATCCTAGTTATAGAAGTCAGCAGTTTCAACATAGACCACTTCGCCAAAGGCTAGGTTTTCTGAATAAGTGCTTTTATCTGTGACTGCCCAAAAGACAGGTACATCAGGCTCGACTTCAGGACTCACTTCACCCCAGCCGTCAGTGAAGTAAACAATAGCTTGAACATCATCCACATCATCTGAATGATCATTGAACAAGTTAAATGGAGGGTCGAACAATGTTCCACCACCACCCCTCACCTGTAATTCAAGATCATCGCCTTGATCTAACTCATAGATATCCCACCACTCGCCTTGTTGATTCTTACGAACAACAGTATCGCAGTAGCACACCCTGATCTTATCAAGACCACAATCCTCAGCCATTGCCTGAATCTCAGTAGCGAACATATTCAATTCGTATTGAGAAACAGAACCACTGGTATCAATCATGATAGCTAACTCGCCACCTTGCGGAGACTTTGCTTTGCTAGGTAAATTAATACCTCGATGTTGATGCCTTTTGTTTAGCCTAGACCAAGTATTCTCTTCAGAGATAGAGGACTGCAAAAGATCATTAAGTTGTTCTCTCCAATCCACTTGCACTTCTTGATTCGCATCAGCAGAACCAAGACCACCTGAAGAACCAGTGCTACTCATGGCAATCTCTAACTTTTCAGATAGAGAAATTGCTCTCTGAATTTCACCTTTAACTTCTTGCACTTCTGCATCAGTCAATGGTTTCCCTTCATCGTTAGTAGCATCCCATACTTCGCCAATTGCAGAGGGAATCGAATCCCAATCTGTGCCTGTTTCAACACCCTCTCCAGTGCTTTCATCAGATTCAGATTCGCCAATACCAGTATCGGAAATATTTCCTGTACCAGTCTCAGATAATTCTTCTCCCTCTTCATCAGTTGCTTCGCTTCCACCTTGGCTTTGAGCATCCTCTTCTTCAGAGGACTCTTCACCTTTTGGTTTCTGCTGATTAATCTGATTAATCGCTTCTTCCAAGGCTTCTTCATCTTTTACCAAGATTGCATAAACCTTTTCAGCAGTCATGCCCTTGTACTTATGATCTAGTAAACCGCCCAAAGGCAATTCAAGTTTTAAATCCCAGTACAAATAAGCATTGATCACATAGTCACAAGCGATATTCCAAATTTTAGGATGTCGCTTTCCTCTTCTCAAAGGATGTTCATAAACAACATGAAGTGCTTCATGAACAAGTACACCCTGTAATTCAGGCTCACTCAGACCCAAGACAAAAGGCGGAAAGTAATAAATTACTTTTCCGTCAGTTGCCATTGTGTCGCATCTAGACTGATCAACTTCCACTAAATTAAGATGTAAGAGCATGGATGCCATGCCCACATTACCTTTCATTAGTTTTGCTCTCGCCTTAACTATGTAGTCATGAGCCAATTGTGGCTCTTTTACAGTTGCTAAATTAGTCATGCTTTTTTCCTCCAAAGGCTTTTCCAAGAAAACCACCTTTAAGAGAATCAGCAGACTCTTCCAACTTCTTAGCTAAGTCTTTTCGCTTCTGTTCAGCTAAAGCATCATCTTCTCTCAGAGAGTCAATGCCATTGTTGTATCCATTAAACGTAGAAACAACGCTAACCAGTTTTTGATGAGCATCAGCAATATCTTGATCGTTACCTAAAATATCAGCGTTGATATTTGGTAAAGACCCAGTTAATTTTTCCAGTGCTTTAAAACTGGAAGCATTAAAGAAACCTTTTTGTTTCTGCTTGGGGTCATATTCCCTCAATTTTTTTGCTAAATGATCAGTCTGTTCAAGGACAGCATCAACAGTGGTTTTAAGAACATTCTTAATATTATTGTTGATTCTATTCTTGACATCATTTTCTATCTTAGACCTTAACTTCTCTGATACATTCAAACGAATGTCAGAGCCATATTGAGGAACAGTAGATATCTCAAATTCAAACTTAAACTTTCGTCTAAGTGAATCGAAGTCAGGGTAATCACATTCGTTGAATGCTTTACCTAAATTTCTTTTGGCTTGTTCCATTTTTTGTGGATAGCTTTTAAGAAACTCATCTACTTCTTTATCCCAAATCTGCTTTGCATCATCCACTTGATTCTGCAATGACTCTAACTGTGAGTTAGGGCATAAACGCCACCCACTCACAACCTTGTCATCCATATCAGTAGAATTATCTGCCCAAGGCAAAGTCATCGGATAGTAATAATCATTCCTAAACTTATTTAAAATGTGGCGAAAATATTTGTTAATATCTTCTCCATAAATATGCTTAGAAACACCCAGTAATCTCTCGCTAGATACTTCAGTATCTATCGCTAAATCACGCTTTAACCTTTTATCTGTTCTGATTCCGCTAGGATGCTTCGCAGTCATGCGAACCAACACAGCATTCTCAGACAGAGTATTAGTCAATTTTTCTTTATCCATAATAAGAACCTCCATTCTTTATTAGAAAATTGCTGTTTCGATCTTAATGATCTCTTCAGGTGAGAAAAAAAATCTCACGACAGCAGAGCAGAAAATATATTTAACCAGTAAATATAAATTCTGCCCTTGCTCAGACCTAGACTTCTAAGTCTTGATTCTTGATCTTGAATTCTCCATATCTTGCAGAATCCACAATATCGCTTCTTGCTCCAACAAGCGATCTCACAAAGAAAATTCCAAACTCAGGGGTAGGAAATTTCTCAATGTAATCAAGAGCATTAGCAAAGTAGTCATGCAAGTTGCTATCACTAGCTTCTTTTATAACACTCACTAATGCACAGACAGTTGCATACATCAGACCACCACTATCAACAACCTCGACATCTCCACCCTCACAAATTTCTTGCAAGTTGGGAACATCATTTTTCAGTGATAGGAATGACATAAACTCGATACTAGCAGTTTCACCTACATCGCCTTGCACAAGTAATTGCACAATTTCTTTAGGTGGATTGCATTTAAGAGTATCGCTTAACCTCACCCATGATCTAGGACTAGGCTGTGGGGTAGTAACCTTGGCATTAAAGTCATGCAACCACTCAGGCTGAAAACTTATGAACCCCAAAATTTCAGGACAAATATCATTCTTACTTGCCCATGCTAACCAATCATCAGGACTATGCTCAAAATCGACCATAGTGCATCTATCTGATACATGACTAGGAAGTTTATTGCTTCCTGCTCTATCAGTTGCTCTATTACCTGCACAGATTGTTCTCCACCCTTTAGGCAAAGAATAGTCTCCTATCCTTCCCTCATACAGCAATTGCCCACATACAGCCTGAACAGAATTCGATGCTTGGGCATACTCATCAAAGAATAAAATCCCTTCACCACTTACAGGAAGATTGCCCAAAAAGGCTCTCTTCTGTTCATTCGCATCATTGATATAAGGCAAACCACCTAAATCAACAGACTCATATAACGACAGTCTGAAATCAATAAATCCAAACTCATTTTGAGTAGGATTAATTTTATCCACGACTACCTTCCTATCCATAGCAATGTCATCGACATATGCTCGAACAATTGCACTTTTTCCAATACCTGTTCCCCCTAAAAGGAATGGAGTATTAGACCCTTTTAAAACTGCCTTAATCGACAGTAATGCTTGACTTGGTTTCATATTAATAACCTCCAAAGTTTTTATGATTCAAGTTAGTTTCAGCTACCAATAAATATTATTTACCAGTAACTACCAATACTGGATAACAATTTGCTATCCAGTTTCATAGCATTTCAGCTAATCTTCAGTTGGTTTAAGTAATGGTGTTAGAGACAAATTCATCATTTGGATTTTTCCAACAATCTCTAGACATAAGACCATTTTCTAAAATGTATTCCAAATGCTTAGTGGCATTTTTAATGTTATTAAACATTCTTGCCCTTGCTCCACTTTCATCACATAGATATTCATTATCTTTTGCTAAAAAATAATAACTTCTATTTTCTCCATACAATTCTTTTATTAATTCATATTCATTCCAAGAATAAATATGAACATCAATCTCATTATGTGGTTCTACTATTCGCTTGTTATCTCTCCAAACTTTCCACTGTTTAGAGATAACTTTTTTATTAGACCATTTAATTTTATCCATAATTTTTGACCCTCCAAGGTCAGTTAATTACCAATAACAGACAGCACTCGCTATCTGTTTTCATAGCATCTCAGCTAATCTTCAGTTGGCTTAAAAAGTGTTTTTATCCCATTCAGGATTAACATTTTTTTCATCCCAATCCATATCCAATTGATTCAATAAGAATATTGTTGGCAAATAATCGTCATGTTGATTACCCCAATCTTCCTCATAGGTTTCCAATTTTCTTTTGTATATGTCTAATGCTTTCCATAAAATCAGACTTGTATCTTCATTTACAGTTAGCTGTTTAGTCATAATTACCTTTGGCGTTTTCATACCAATTTGTTTATTTTCTTTTTGCATAATTTTTGACCCTCCAAGGTCATGTTTAATTACCAAGATTCCCTCGAAAGGGTCAGGGCATTACTGCTACCTGTTTTAAAATTTCGACTGGATTCTCGCCAGTCATCATCAGTTGGTTTACCCTGTATTTTTTATAGGGTCATCAAGGAAAACATCTCCATGCACAGAACGAATAACATAATTAAGATTTTCGTTTATCGTTATTTGTCTATCGTTAATGAATAAGATTTGATTTCCCTTGATCTGTTTAAGATAAACAGAATCAGATGCAAAAACATAGGAAAAAATAGCGTTTAATCTCTCCCTTGTTGTGACTGTATCCCACCCACACATTGAAAAACATAAGTGAATATTGTTACTTAAATTTTCGCTAGGATGATTGTTCTCGAACCATGCAATTTTATTGTCATGCAAGAAAACCCCTTGCTGTTTTTTGCTCGACCATTCTGATATTGGTCGAATTCTAGTATTGCCCATTATTTTATTTACATTTTCAGTAAATGCTTCAGCAATTTCTTTTGATACTTTTCTCATAAGTTAAACCTCCAAGGTTTTGTTTCTTGAACCCCAAAATAGGATTCTCTTCAGCCTGTTAATTCAGGGACAGTTGGAGGACTGCCTAGGACATACTGCAGTAGCAAGTATCGGTGTATCGTGAACGCCTAAGTAGTTTCCATTTCACTACATCTCAGGGAACGCTTTTTGTTTTGATGCTTCTCTTTATCATCGAGGGTAAATCTAGAGACCCTCAGCTAAGTTAGTATCTTAATAAGTAATACAGCTACCTAGCAGTCATATATGGCTGTTCTATAAAGACCTCCTTTTTGGTTTAATATTCGTTGTCATGTGCATACCTTAACACCATGAATATCATCAATGCAACATCTTATTAGATTGCAGTATGTGAGCATTACGAAACTCTGCTTACTGGTAGATAATATTAAGCATGGATAAAGACAAAACTCAGGACGAAAAACCCACGCTTAAATTGGTCAAGGATAAGACCAAGCTAACCATGAAACAGAGAGCCTTTTGTGATCTCATCATCAAGGGCAAGTTGGGAAGTCAGATCGAATGCTATATGGAAGTCTATGATGTAGCTCTAACCAAGACAGGGAAGATACCTAAACACGCCCACGTTGATTGCAGTAGGTTAATGGCAAACCCTAGTATCAGCCTAACTATAGCTAATGGATTGAAACGCTTAGAGGTTAATGCAGTAGCTTCCACTACTCGAACAAGGAGTTACGTTCTTGAACAGCTTATGAGAGAGAGCAAGGAAGCAGACAGTGACAGCACTAGAGTCAGGGCATTAGAGTTACTAGGCAAGACAGTGAACCTATTCAGCGACACCTTGGAGATCAAGGAGAGCAGAACCAGTGATGACATAGAGAGTGAGATTGAGCAGAAGATAGAAGCATTGTTGAGAGAATCAGCAGAATAGACCCCCCTTTTAATGCTGTGATCTAGAGCAGAGACAGACCCCCCTACACCCCTTTACAGATGCAAGTACCTGCTATCATATATACATAGTGTTTTGCACATAATATGACATAATTTTATAGACCCCCCCTATTATGTATTGCATTTTGCTATCTTTCTTTGCCATATACCCTGTTTTTCTAGGTAAACACTGTGTTTCATACCCCCCCCATACTATATTTCAAAATTTGAGGGTTGCTTTTTATGTGAAGCCGTGCAATATTGTATAATCTGTAGATACATATACCTAGTAACCAGTAATAACTTAATGAGTGCCTACCTATGTTTACTTATTAAGTTTTTTTATTTAAGAGCTACTACCTAGTAGGTATATACTAGATAGGGAGTTACTGTATGTATGAGTTTATAGGAAGTTTAATAAGTGATTTTTTCTTTTGGTGCGTAGATGTTTTAGTATTCATTGGAGAAGTCACAGGTATGGGTTATGCATTAGCTAATATAGTTATATTTGTAATACTTCAACCAGCTTTGATTTTGCTTTTCTTTGTTTTATGGAGAAAAGAAATAAAAAAGAATGAATAAGAATGTACTAAGTAAAGTTAAAAACTTATCTGCTGATCAAAAGCAGGAATTGCTTTCCCTATTAGAAGAATTAGAAAAAGCCAAAGGCAGAGAGAAATGCCATGAAGACTTTATGACCTTTGTTGGGGAGATGTGGTCAGCTTTTATTCATGGTAGACATCATGAGATCATGGCGGATGCTTTTGAGAGAGTCGCTAAAGGCGATCTGAAGCGTTTAATTATTAATATGCCACCTCGACATACCAAGAGTGAGTTCGCTTCGTACCTCCTCCCTGCGTGGTTCTTAGGTAAATACCCAGATAAGAAAATTATCCAGACTGCCCATACTGCTGAACTAGCGGTTGGCTTTGGTAGGAAGGTTAGGAACTTAGTCAACAGTGCCGATTACAAAGCTGTGTTTCCCAATGTTAGTTTGCAGTCAGATTCAAAAGCTGCTGGAAGATGGAACACAAACCAAGGCGGAGATTACTTTGCGATTGGTGTAGGTGGTGCGGTAACTGGTAAAGGTGCTGATCTACTTATTATTGACGATCCCCATTCCGAACAAGAGGGAGCTTCTTCAGACATCAATGTATTCAATCGTACCTATGAATGGTACACCTCTGGTCCTAGACAGCGTTTGCAACCGAATGGTGCAATTGTGGTGGTCATGACTAGATGGCACAACAAAGATTTAACAGGTCAAGTAGTCGATGCTAGTGTAAAGCGTGGCGGTGCTGACCAGTGGGAAGTCATAGAGCTTCCTGCAATCATGCCTTCTGGAAACCCCTTGTGGGCAGAATTCTGGAAGATGGAAGAGTTACAGGCTTTGAAAGCCGAGCTACCCAACAGTAAATGGATGGCACAATATCAGCAAGACCCAACCTCTGAAGAAGGAGCTTTGGTTAAGCGTGAGTGGTGGCAAGTGTGGGAAAACAGAGAGCCACCTGACTGTGAGTTTATTATCCAGTCATGGGATACAGCTTTCATGAAAAATCAAAGAGCTGACTTTTCTGCTTGTACTACATGGGGAGTTTTCTATAAAGAAGATGACGATGGGATGATTTCTCCTTTTGTTATTCTGTTAGATGCTTACAAAGAACGATTAGAGTTTCCTGATCTTAAAACAAGAGCCATGGAAAAATACAACGAATACAAGCCAGATGCCTTCATTGTAGAAGCTAAGGCTGCTGGTATGCCCTTAATATTTGAATTACGAGCTATGGGTATACCTGTACAAGAATACACACCAAGCAGGGGTAACGATAAAATTTCAAGAGTTAATGCAGTCTCTGATCTTTTTGCTTCAGGAGTTATTTATGCTCCTTCGACAAGATGGGCAGAAGAAGTGGTAGAAGAATTTGCAGGTTTTCCTAATATGGAACATGACGATTTAGTTGATAGCTCTACTCAAGCTCTGTTAAGATTCAGACAAGGTGGTTTTATTCCATTACATTCAGACGAAGAGGATGAGCCTTTGGAACATAATCGTACCGCAAATTATTACTAGGAGATTCAATTGGCTATAGAAAGACAACAAGCTACACCTGAAGATGGAACAATAGAACAAGACCCTCAAGAACAAGGATTAAGTATTTCTATTGAAAATCCAGACTCAGTAGCAATTGAAACTGAAGATGGTGGAATGATTATTGACTTTGATCCTAATGCTAAAGAAATAGGTGACATAGAATTTGATTCTAATCTAGCAGATCATATAGATGATGGTATTTTGCAAGAGCTAGGTTCTAAACTTGTAGGTGACTACAACGGAGACAAAGACTCACGATCAGAGTGGGAAGAAACTTACACGAAAGGTTTAGATCAACTAGGACTCAAGATAGAAGAAAGAACAACCCCTTGGTCAGGAGCTTGTGGTGTATTTCATCCAATGCTTAGTGAAGCTGTTATACGCTTTCAATCCCAATCAATTACAGAAATGTTTCCTGCTGCTGGACCAGTCAGAACTAAAATAGTAGGAAAGATTACAGAAGAAAAAGAAAAACAATCGCAGAGAGTAGAAGATTACTTAAACTACTTGCTGACACATGAGATGTCAGAGTACAGAACTGAAACAGAAAAGATGTTATTTTCATTGCCATTGGCAGGTTCTGCATTTAGAAAAGTTTACTTTGATCCTAGCTTAGATAGACCGAGTTCTATCTTTGTACCAGCAGAAGATGTTGTGGTTAACTATGGAGCAAGTGATTTAGAAACTTGTGAAAGAGCTACCCATGTTATGCGTAAATCTTCTAATGTAGTTAGAAAAATGCAAGTTAATGGTTTCTATAGAGACATAGATATTCCTGATGGCTCACAAAAAATTTCTGATATCAATAAAAAGTATGACGAAATTACTGGTGAATCAGATACTTATAACTACGATCAAAGCCATACAATATTAGAAATGCAGGTAGATTTAGACCTTGAAGGGTTTGAAGATACCGATGACTCAGGAAAAGAAACAGGTATAGCTATACCTTATGTTGTTACTATTGATTTTCCAAGTGGCATTATTCTTAGCATACGCAGAAACTATTACGAAGATGACACTAAGAAGTTAAGAAGAATGCACTTTGTACATTATCAATACTTACCAGGATTAGGTTTCTATGGGTTTGGTTTGATACATATGGTAGGAGGATTAGCCAAGTCAGCTACATCTATACTAAGACAATTAGTAGATGCAGGTACTTTAAGTAATTTACCTGGTGGTTTAAAAGCTAGAGGACTCAGAATTAAGGGAGATGATACTCCTATCATGCCTGGAGAATTTAGAGATGTTGATGTACCAGGTGGTGCTATTAGAGACAACATTACATTCTTACCATACAAAGAACCATCGTCTACATTATTTGCATTGCTAGGAAACATAGTAGAAGAAGGCAGAAGGTTTGCCAGTATGTCAGACATGAAAGTATCTGATATGAGCAACAATGCACCTGTTGGAACTACACTAGCATTGCTAGAAAGAAATCAAAAAGTTATGAGTGCTGTGCAATCTAGACTTCACGCTTCAATGCGTAAAGAGTTTGATATATTAGTTGGCATTGTAAAAGACTTTACAGACCCTTCTTATCCTTATGAAACAGATGAAGGAGAAGATATTAAAGCAGAAGATTTTGATAACAGAGTAGATGTACTACCAGTATCTGATCCTAATGCAGCAACAATGGCTCAAAGAATTATGCAATATCAAGCAGCTATGCAACTAGCTCAGTCTGCTCCTGATATGTATAACTTACCTGAACTACATAGACAGATGCTTAATGTATTAGGCATTGAAGATGTAGAAGATATCATTCCTGATATTGATGATGTTAAATCAGTTGACCCAGTTACTGCAGTACAAAATATTATTAATGGAAAACCAGTCAAAGCATTCATTGATCAAGATCATGAAGCACACATTGCTGTAGTTACATCAGCACAGCAAGACCCACAAATACAACAACTTGTAGGTCAGAGTCCAAATGCACCTTCAATACTAGCTGCAGGTTCAGCTTATATTAATGAGCATTTATCAATGCAATACAGAAAAGAAGTTGAAGAAGAAATGGGCGTAGAGTTACCACCAGAAGGTGAGCCATTACCAGCAGATGTTGAGAAACGTATATCAAGCCTTGTAGCAGAAGCAGCCAAGCGAGTATTAGGTACTTCACAAGCTCAAGCTGAACAACAAAGAGTACAAGAGCAACAAAAAGACCCACTCATTCAAGCTAAAGAAAAAGAAGTCGCAATTAAAGAAGCACAAGCAAAAGCTAAAATAGAAATAGATGAAGGCAGATTATTACTTGATGCTACTAAAGCTGCATCAAATAAACAAATACAAGAAGCTAGGCTTAAACAAGAACAAGAAATAGCTGGTGTTAAAATAGGACAGCAAGTTGCTAGTGATTTGATAGCACAAGAAACTTTAAAAACAAAACAATCAATAGAAGATTTTAAAACAGGTGTTGACATAGCTAATAATATGATTAAAGATAGCGATTAGTATGACAAATGAAATCACTGAGCTATCACTTTCAGAACATCTGAAGTTAAAGTATCGTGGTATGATGAATGAACACGCTGATCATATTGCTACAGGAGCTTGTAAAGACTTTCCTGATTATCAAAAAATGGTTGGTATTATCGAGGGGATTGCCCTCGCAGAAAGAGAACTACTAGATTATATTGAAAGGGTTCTCGAACAATAGGAACTCGACTCCTAAAGTCGTGCATAAAAATATGAGTAAAAAGGAAAAAATAAACATTCCAGAACCAGAAAGCGTTGAAACTCCTGTCGTAGAAGAAAATATAAAAAGCCAACTACCTGAACCAAAAGGGTGGAAGATTCTTATAGCTATGCCTAGAGTAGACGAAAAAACTGATGGCGGTATTATAAAAGCAACTACAACTCTTAGAGATGAAGAAGTAAGTAATATTTGTGGATATGTTTTAAAACTAGGCAATGAATGTTACAACGACATTAAAAGGTTTCCAAGCGGACCTTGGTGTAAAGAAGGTGACTGGGTTGTTTTTAGAGCTTACTCAGGAACTCGCATGAAAATGTATGGACAAGAATTTCGTTTAATAAATGATGACACTGTGGAAGCGGTGGTCGATGATCCAACAGGAGTAGTAAGAGCATGAGTAAAGCAGAAATAATTAATGAAGAGCCTGATTTTGAAGGTGTTGTTCCACAAACACAAGAAGATCAATTCTTTGGTAAGCAAACTGAAATAGATAATAAAATTCCAGATGACTTAGAAGTTACTATTATTGATGATACTCCAGAAGAAGATCGTAGACCTGCAAAAGCAGAAGATGCTTCTCCAGAAGTAGATGACGATGTAGTTGACAAAGAAATAGCTGATTACAGCAAAAGAGCTGCTGATCGCATATCTAAAATTAAATACGAATACCACGAAGAGCGAAGAGCAAAAGAAGCAGCAGCAAGAGAATCTAAAGAAGCTGTAGCAAGATTGCAAACCATGATGTCAGAAAACCAAAGGCTACAAGCTATGGTTGAACAAGGTGGTGAAGTATTAAACAAACAAGCACATAACAATGCTTTGTGGGCAAAACAAAATGCTCAAGCAGAATTTAAGAAAGCCTACGAAGAAGGCGATGCTGATGCTATGACTAAAGCACAAGAGATGATAGCTAGAGCTACTCTTGCAGAACAACAGTCAAATAACATGGCAGAAAATGTACAAGCAGAAGTTACTAAAAATATGCCTGTGCAACAACCTGCAACACAACAACAAGAACTTGATCCTGATATGAAAGCATGGTCAAGTAAAAATCCTTGGTTTATGAGTACAGTACCTGAACATCAAGAAATGAGTTCATATGCTTTAACCATTGATCAAAGACTTCGTAATCAGGGAATAAATCCTGAAGAAGATTCACAAAAATATTACGCAGAAGTAGATAAAAATATGCGTAATGAATACCCAAATTTCTTTGGAGTTCAAGTAGATCAGACTGCAGAAGTAGTCAGTGAAGCTGGAACAACAAAACGACAACCTTCAACAGTTGTTGCATCCGCCACGAGGGATAGCGGAAATAAGAAACCCTCGCAAGTACGTCTGACTCAGACACAAGTTAAATTAGCACGACAACTTGGTATAAGTCCTGAGCAGTATGCAAACCAATTATTAAAGGAGATTTAATATGTCAGATAAAGATACATCTAATAAGGAAGTTAAAACTGACTCTCCTGAAGAACAAGTGCGTACTCCAAGGAGTTTAGACAGTCGAGAAATCGATCAAAGACCAATGAGCTGGGATGCAGCAGGTAATCTTCCAGAGCCTGATCCGCAAGACGGATGGGTATTCAGATGGATTAGAACTACCCTATTAGGGCAGACTGATAATCCAAATGTTTCTAGAAGAATGAGGGAAGGGTGGAAGCCAGTCCGACTTGAAGATCATCCAGAACTTCAAATACAAATGCAGGATCACAACTCAGAATGGGCAAAGAAAGGTCACATAGAAATAGGCGGACAATTATTATGTAAGATGGCACAAGAGAGAGCGATAGCTAGAGATAAACACTTTAGTGAACTATCTGCTTCTCAAGTAGATTCTGTTGATAATACTTATTTTAAAGACCAAGACAATCGAATGGCGACCAAACAAGTGTTTGAGCGTAAATCGAGAACAACTTTTGGGAAAGATTCTTAGAATCTTTTTTTATTAATTTAATAAGGAGACAATTATGTCAACCACAGCAACTCCCTATGGGAGCAGACCTATTGGTACTATCGTTGGAAGCCCTTATCAAGGAAAAGTTACACATTACAAAATCAAAAATGCATATGGTACAGACATATTCTATGGCGATATTGTAAAGTTAGCTGATGACAACCCTAATACTACTATCCAAAAAGATACTGGTACTACGTCTTTAACACCGATTGGTGTTTTCCTTGGTTGTGCTTACACTGATCCTACTACAGGTCAATTCACACCAAATCAATATTTTCCAGCTTCAATAGCTGCAGATGATATTGTTGCGTATGTTGCTACTGATCCTTTTGTAATCATGCAAATGCAAGGCGATGAAACTCTTACTCAAGATGACTTGGGCAAGAATTGTGCTATCGTGCAAACTGCAGGAACTACAACTATTGGAAACAGTAAAAACAGCGTAGATGGGAGTACAGCAGCTAATACCGCCACACTACCACTAAAGATTATCGACTTTGTCGATGGTCCTGATAGTGCAATTGGCGATGAGTTTACTGATGTACTTGTAATGTTTAACGTAGGGCATCAATTGCTCAACACAACTGGCATAGGCTAAGGAGTAAATAATGGCAGCTATATCAAGAGCTAATGAGCTCAAGCAACTATTACCTGGACTTAACGCCTTGTTTGGTGAAGAGTATGGTAATTACGAAAACGAGCACGAAGAAATTTATGTTTCAGAGAATTCCGAGAGATCATTTGAGGAAGAACTAAAACTATCTGGCTTCGGTGCAGCACCTGTAAAGAATGAAGGATCAACTATCAGTTATGATACTGCTCAAGAATCTTTTGTGGCTCGTTACACACACGAAACTATCGCAATGGGATATTCAGTTACAGAGGAAGCTATGGAAGATAATCTATATGTTTCTTTGTCAGCTAGATATACTAAAGCACTAGCTCGTGCAATGGCTTACACAAAGCAAGTAAAAGGAGCATTTCCATTAAACAATGGATTTAGCACTGCATTTACTTCAGGCGATGGGGTTGCTTTATTTAGCACAGCTCATCCACTTGTAAGTGGCGGAACTAACAGCAATAGACCTACAACAGGAGCTGACTTGAATGAAACATCTTTAGAAGATGCGATCATCCAAATTGGTAAATATACTGATGAAAGAGGTCTTAAAATTGCTGCACGAGCTAAAAAACTAATAGTACCATCTGAACTTCAGTTTGTTGCTACTAGGCTTTTACAAAGTGACTATAGAGTTGGAACGGCTGACAATGACATCAATGCGGTAAAAACTAATGGAGTGATTCCAGAAGGCTATTCAGTTAATCATTATTTAACTGATACTAATGCTTTCTTTATCACTACTGATGTTCCAGACGGCATGAAGCATTTCGTCAGAGCACCGATGACAACATCTATGGATGGTGATTTTGAAACTGGTAATGTTAGATATAAAGCTAGAGAAAGATATTCCTTTGGAGTATCCGATCCGCTTGGTATCTATGGTTCACCAGGTAGTTCGTAAGAACACTTAGGGGGAGCTTATGTTCCCCCTTTTTTTTTAATCTAGGGAATTTTTAATTAATCTATCAACTGCCCTAGCAGACTTGCCAAGATGATAGATACTTTCTTTTAGGAGAATAAAATGGCTAACACAACATTTAATGGACCAGTTAGGTCCGAAGGTGGTTTTGAACAAATCACTAAAAATAGCACAACAGGTGCAATTACAACAAACCTTGATATTTCATCAGCAGGTGCAATTACTACTTCAAGTACAATTAATGCAAAACAGGTAGTAGATACTACTTTTAATGCGGCTGGAGCAGCATCAGCTACTTTAACAGCAGCTCAATCAGGAACTTTGTTTTTGATTAATGGAGCAGCAAACAATGTAATTACCTTACCTGCTGTATCTACTGATAATGTAGGAGTTCATTATGACTTTCAACTTACAGTAGCAGTTGGTGGCAGTGTAACTACTACTATTGTACTTCCAGGTTCTGGTGTATCAGATTTCCAAGCAATGCTTTCATTGGTTGCAGGAACAGCAGCTAACGCAGTAAGTGATGTAGCAGGAGATACTTTAACCCTAGTAAACTCAACAGTTGCAAATGCTAGAGTATCTATGACTTGTGTTTCAGATGATGGAACAAATTCCAAGTGGATGACAACTGCTCTATCAACTCCAATAGCTACAGTAGCTTAACAGGAGTACATTATGTCAGGATATTCAGATGTACAAGCAGTTACTATAACTGCTGACACAGTAGCCTTAGACGCAGATGGAATATCAGTCGCAGCCTCAGTTGGAAATAACGCAGCACTTGTAATAGGTGGTGCGTTAGCTTCAGGTGGTGCAGTTTCACTTAGTCATGGAAGGATTGTAACGATCCTTTCTGCTGGGAATGATGCAGCTAAATCTTTTACTGTAACTGGCACTGATGTTAATGGAGATGCTCAAACAGAATCCATTACAGGTGCTAACGCAGGTACTGCTACTGGAACTAAGTTTTTTAAAACTATATCAGGTATTTCAGCAGTTGGTAATCCAGCAGGTAATGTTTCAGCAGGAGTTAACGCTTCAGCAGCAGATGTTGTATTTGCAGGAAGAAGTAGACTTAAAGGTATTTATTTAACAAGTACAGCTACAGCAGGTACTGTTAATTTCTTAAATACTTCTCCTTCAGGTACAAGTATTATGGGATTAAGTTCTGTTGGTGATGCTGATGCAACAAGAGATGTAGTTATACCAGATGAAGGCGTAGTGTTTTCTGCAGGTATCTATGTTGAATATACTGTATCAACATTTTTAACAATGACAGTATTTCACGCTTAGGAGATTATTATGAAATATATTATTTCAGAAACAGGTCAATTTCCACCTCAATATAAAGTTCTTCAAGAAAATAAAAATGGAATATGGACACCAATTTTTGGTCCTGATCCTGATCTTGAAGATGCTCAAAGAAAAGTTGCAGAAATGCAGCCTTCTAAAAAGGTTGAAAAGCCTATAGTTGAGGTTAAGGTAAAAGAACCTAAAAAAGTTGTAGCTAAAAAAACTCCAGCTAAAAAAGGTAAGTCTAAAAAAACTGCTACTAAAAAATAGCATAACTCACTTTGTTTATAGTACCCTTACAGAGGGTGCTATAACTATTTAATTAAAAAGGTAAATTATGAAAAAATCAAAATACATGAGAGGTGGTGGAAAATCATCTGAATATAAAGCTGCTGGTGGTATGAAAACTGAAGTAGGCAAAGAAGCTAAAACTCAATCGTACAAAGAATATGTGCAAAAAATGTTTGGCGGTGGCAATACAAGTGGACCAGCTATGAAAAAAAATAAAGCTGCAGGTGGTACTTACACTGGAATGAAAAGCAAGAATGGTTCTAAAGGCGGTAAAAAAGGCGGAAGAAGATAACTTCGTTTTTTAAATGACCAAAAGAAAACGAGAAAACCCTATACCTAAAACAACTAAAGGTAAGGGAGCTAATTATCGTTCTACTAAGTCTGGTGCTGGTATGACCAAAAAAGGAGTTGCAGCTTATCGCAAAGCAAATCCAGGTTCTAAACTTAAAACAGCAGTAACAGGTAAAGTAAAAAAAGGTAGTAAGGCTGCAAAACGCAGAAAGTCTTACTGTGCAAGATCATTAGGTCAACTTAAAAGAAGTTCAGCTAAAACTAAAAACGATCCTAATTCTAGAATAAGACAGGCTCGTAGAAGGTGGAAGTGTTAATACAGGATTACTATGGCAACAAGTGGAACAACAACATTTAACTTAGACATAAGTGAAATTATGGAAGAGTCTTATGATCTTTGTGGTCTAGAACTGCGTTCAGGTTATAGCTATAGAAGTGCTAAACGAGCACTTAATCTTGTATTTTTAGAATGGCAAAACAAAGGTCTTAACTTATGGACTATAGAACAAGGTTCAACAACTCTTACTGCAGGTACAAGTAGCTACACAGTAGATTCAAGTGCATTAGATATTGTAGATGTTTTTATAAGAACAGATGCAGCAGATACTACTAAACAGTTTGATCA